TAAGATTGTCTGGTGTTGTATCTGTTGCAACACTTTCAAATCTTCGATTGATTCCAGCTACATCTTCCTCATATTTAGCTTTTGCTATGTAGCCTTGCTCTAGAATCTGCCTTGTTGCTTTCAGGGCATCTACAGCAGCTTTTTCAGAGTAGGTCAGCATGCGCTGTTCAAGTTCACCGCTTGGGCCAGTCTTAGTCTCCAATTTAGTTAATTGAGTGGATAGGCCTTCCACTGTCTTCTCAAAAGTGGCCTGTGCTTGTTCTACCAGGTAATTTTGATCTTCTGGGGCTGGTTGCCATTTGCGGTCATTTGTANGTTAAACTTAAATGATTTTTTAACAGCCATATAGCTGTCAAAAATCGGGCTTTCGTTTTTTTCGAAAATTAATTGTTTTCCTTCAAAATCCGCTGTACTTCCCTTTTTACGTTTGCAAAAATAAACTTTAAAACTCTTTGAGTTAGCGTCGAAACCGAGCATGTTGAGCATATAATCAGCATTACGTTTAACGATAAAACGTGGGCTTTGAACAATTGCTCCTGGTCTTAAAGAAAACATTCTCTTTTGGCCGTTAAAATAAAAGGTGTGAGTTGTAAAACTCATCTTTCCATTTGTTTCAGTCCAATATTTCAGTCCCTCATCTGCTCTGGAATTTCGGAGCATGTTAGGGCCACCACCGACCCCAATTGTGGTGAACTCTTCTTTGACTCCTGCCACTGTCTGCTCAACATAAGAGCGATCTGCCTTGCCATTTGTGACATTGGTCAGGTCAGAGATGGCTTTTTCTGTGGTCTGCTCAAAGCGTGATTGTGCGCCTTGGATTCCAGCAAATTGGCTTTGTGTCTGAGCTTTGAAATCATTGATCAGCTTCTGGATATCAGCATCGCTAGTCTTTAATTGATCAGTAGTAGTTTTCAAACCTTGCATCTTAACTTCGATGCCATTGTACTGAGCTTTAAACTCTTCTACAATTTCATTCTTGTTTGCTTGGTTTGCTGCTGCGATCTTCTGAGTGACTTGTGCTGAAATTTCTTGCTTGACTACTTCAGCTTGCGCTTTGGCTTGTTCGATCCCATCTGTGATTTTATGTTCCAGCTCTTTTGCTTGCTTGTCATACTCAGCATTAGCATTATCTACGAGCTTCTGCACTTTCGCTTCATATTCTGCATCATAAGACTTCATTTTCTTATCGACAGAATCATTGACCATTCCTGAGATAGAGTCTGCTAAAGTTCTAGTAACCTCACCGAAACCGATGCTGACAAGTTTGATGCTCATTGGATTAAACTTGTATTTCGTGATCTTTTTTCGTAAATCGACATCGTAGCCCTCGTGGAAGATGCTCACGATATCAAACATGTGTACTGGTTGATCTGCCTGGCCGACAACATCAATCTCAAGGCTTTCTTCGATCATGTCGCACAGAGTTTCACGGAAATAGCGCTTTCCGTATTCCTCAAGTGTTTTTTGATCCACTACATCCTGATCTTGTACTTCCATATCTGCTTCGTAGATATGCTTGTATTTATTGATCAGTGGGCTATCAATGGTCACGGTTAGGATCTGATCTTTCTTTCCTTCCTCGTGCGCTTCGATGACCTTTTTAAAATGGATCCGTGTTCTCAACTCTTTAGTGGATTTCGATTCCTGAAACGACTTCATGTTTTTTTTGTAGGCAAACAATGATTCGTTTTCAATTCCGCCATGTTCCAGCAAGCGAACACTGTACTTGTCACGGACAAGATCCCCACCCCACTGCCCAACGATAGAGTGCTTGTCTTTGGCCAAGGCTTCCATCGCTGAGACATCTTTAAGATTGAGGGTGTGTTTCGACATCACATCAGAAAAAAACGTAAATGGTGTTTCTCGTTTAAACCCGGCAACAAGCGCATTCATCACAGTTGCTCCGTTAACCCGATCAACATTGATCTTGTTGATAGAATATCCATTAAGTAATGTTGCTACTTGATTAGCATATACAGTGACATATCCGTGTTGCTTTTCGACTTCGAAGATAGTAAAGTACTGCTCTCCATGCAAATCGTCAGCAACTAATTCTGTTTCTGGAGTTAACAATGCCCATTTTGGATCTGAGGTTGGAAATTTAAAGGTAAGCTGATAGGTGCTGTTAGCTTCCTGGACGATTTCGGAGCTAAAAGCTTCATTAAGAGGGAAGTTTCCCTCTTGTAGATAAATCATACTTTATACCTCCAATTCCCTTTAATTGTGATTTTTGAGACGGTACCTGAAACTGCAATACCGGATGTACCTGGAGCAATTTCGAAGAAACCACCTCTTTTTCTCAATGTATTTTTCAGATTTCCATTTTTGTCATAGACATTTTGTTTTTTATGACGGCAGTCAATTGTTGCTTTTGTGTCAATCGTGAGTTGCATGGTTTGCTTCCCGATTGTGAGAGATACATCTCCATTGCCTTCAATTGTGATAACTGGTTCAGAGTATACAGTTCCTGGATTGTTTACTGTACCGTTACCTGACAAAGTGACTACGGCATCATTATTTAAGTAGCGGAATGGGTGCATCTTTAACTTGATTTCTAAATTCCAGGCATGCAAACCATTCTGTTTAAATGATGCACTCTGAAAATCAGCATAAAAAATAGAGCCTGGTCGATGACTGAACTCTATTTTATTTTCCTCTGGTTTGAATTGATTGACAATCATTTCAATTTCGCTTGTTTTGACAACGTATAGACTTACTGTCTTATCGTACCCGTCATAAGCTCCATCATATAAATTGTAATCTCCGTTGGCTCCGTAAATCGTATTTGATTCGACCCTTGGTGTGGCCGTCTGGTCTTCTCCGAAATCTGTTACATAGCAGTTTGGGATTGATCCAGTGTCGAATCCATTTATTATCATGTTAAACATTAGATTCCCTCCCTTGCCATGATTTTAGAATATCTTTGATAGCTGTTTTGCGCTAAAAGATCACCGTCCAGATACGTTTCTGACGGTTTTTCAAGGATAGCAGTAAGTATCTTTTCTAAACTTGCTCTCAGAATTGCGATCTCAGCAACGATATTTTCACCACTGTAGCTATTTCCGTTGGATGTTTCCTTAAATAAAAATTTCTGGCTGGCATTTTTCATTTCTCGCAAAAATTTGGCATCTTCCGGAATTCCGACCCCTGTGGCATACCTTGGGAAACCAAGATTTTTCATCAGTCGCTTAGTTCTATCGGCTCGCAATACTTTGGATCCACGAGGCAAGTTGAGTACAACGTCCCGTCCATCTGGTATAAATGAGCTTCCATCTGGTAATGTTACCATTTCTTTGTAGACTGCATTTCGCTGGTCGTTAACCATTGCAAGACCACCTTCGTGGAAGTTCGTACCTTTTTCGTGTCTTGGTCCGAAAACACGGGAGAATGAGTTGACCACTTTATTTACTACTTCTGTAGCTGTGATAGTCGTGTGGTGACTTGTTGGAATACCGTTGATGGCGTTGGTAGCACTGTTCGCAGCATTAACCGCACTAGTGCTATCGCCTGTTATGGACTTAGTTGGGCTTGGTGTAGCGTTCCAAGCGTTTTGATTATCAATCGCTTGTCGTGCAGCAGTGATAGCACCAGTTGGATCACCTAATTGTGGTTTAACAGGGCTTGGAGTGTTATTCCATTCTTGCTGTTTGTTAATCGCTTGCTGTGCAGCATTATTCGCATTGCTTGGATCAGCGGTAATTTGTTTTGTTGGTACGTTAAATCCGTTATATAATCCTAAAGCGCCCATTGCTTGGTTAGTTCCAAGCGTTACACCGTCTGGAGTTGCAATCAAGTCCGTCTTATGGTCGGTAGGTAGTGTTAAGATGCTAGACATTGCACTAGCGATAGCGCTCTTGGTCTTGTCTTCTGCATCCAAGTTAACTACGTGAGCCATACCAGTTAACGAATCAACTGCCAGTTTTACACGTTCGGCCTTATCGCTCGCAGCATCTTTTAAGATCAGTTCTTTCTGCTCTGGTGTGAGTGTATTCCAACGCTCAATGATCGCAGTAGCACGTTCACCCGATGATAGGAAGTCAGTATTCTTCATTAAGAGTTCTTTAACTTCCGCTGGCATAGCATTGTATTGTTCTAGCAATGTTTTATTATCAAGAATGGCTTGCATACCTTGATGGTTTCCAACTACTAGCTCTTTCTCTGCTGGAGTTAGGCTGTCCCATTTACCAACTTCAACCAGCGCTTGACCGATTGTCATCTTAGCGTTAGTTTCAAGATTTGCGTGCTTAAGGATAAACTGCATATTCTCCCAGCCGTTTTCAGCTTGAAGAGCTTTAGTTACTTCTTCTTGTGCATTAGTTTTTACTGACGCTGTCTTCGGATCCCAGATGAGGCTTTTCCATATTAGGTTGGCCTCTTTCGTTTCTTTAGACATATTTATAGTATCTTTTGCAACCATGCCGGAAGAACGTCCAATGACGTCGGCAAACTGATCTGCCTTAGCCATCATCTTGTCGTAATCAAGGCCAAGTTCTGCCCAGCTTTTTCGTAATTGGCTAAAATACAGCTCACGTTGTCGATCATCGCCAAAATTAAGCGGTACTTTTTCGCTCAGTTTCTTTTGAAGAGCAGCATACTCACGGCCAAATGCTTCCATTTTGGATTTATGCTGAGCGCTTAACTCTTCCATTTTTTGGTTATATTCGGCTTTATTGATGGTTTTTTTGTCGTACTCTTCTTTTAAAGCTTTTGTTTGGTCTTCGTAAAGTTTGATCTCATCTTTCAACCATTTAGCAACTACTCCAGAACCTTTTCTCAACTGGGTCTCATTCAAGTCGTTGATCTGGCCATTCATCGCTTTAATAATCGCTGTGCGCTCATCTGCAGAAAATTTCTGCATTTCCAGTTGTTTGTTGATAAATTGGTTCTCATAATCGTAGATGAGTGCTTGTTCTTCACGAGTGATCTTACGTTTTTTGTTAGACGCATCTTGATAGATTTGGATGATCTCATCAGTCATTGTCTGTACGTTTTTCTTCTGCTGTTCTGCTTGTGCTACAGCACGTTTTTGGACTTCTTCAGAAGCTCCAATTTTCTCAAGGTTTTTTTGAGTGCGTTGGAGATCCTTATCAATTGCTTTTTGCAAATCACTCGAAAGTCCCTGGACGCTTTTACGGACGTTTTCAACGGCTTGAGATCCACCGTTTCCAAATCCGATCATTGCTTGATGGGCGTCATCAATTTTAGCTTTTAATTTCGATAGTTCCTCAGCCTGGACCTTGTTTACTGATGTTCCCCAAGTCCTTGTCCTCTCGTCTGCATCTGCCATTTCTTTGGCTACTGCAGCAATCACACCAACAGCAACACCGCCTATTAGGACTCCCCAAGTGACAGGGTTCCCAAGCAGTGCAATCCCTTTTGCTAATAAACCAGTTGAGGCTACGGCACCTTCTGCAGCCGTGCTTGTCGCAGTGATACCAGTTGTTGCTGTTTTAAATGCAGAAGAAAGACTATTCCCTTGCTTAAACAATTCGAAGGTCTTTCCTAAAACAGATAGCCCTCCACCGACTTTTCCAATGCCTTGAGTAAGGAAGCCGATGCCTTTAGTGATACCACCGATCACCCCGATACCTTTACCAAGAATTGATAAAGCTGGACCTGCGCCTGCTGCAAGTAATCCCCATTT